GAGCTTGGAAGGCTGGGCCTGGCGCGGGTTGTGAAGCTGGATGACGGGGCAGACCTGGTGAGGAACGGTTGCAGGGTTTGGGAGGCGGTGTGATGGCAAAGATGACCTATACCGAACAGCTCAAGCATCCCAACTGGCAGCGCAGGCGACTGGAAATCCTGGAACTCTCGGATTTCTCGTGCACTTGCTGCGGGGACAAGGAGAAGATGCTCCATGTCCACCATCGCCGGTACATCAAGGGTCGAATGGCCTGGGAATACGGGGACAACGAGCTGACGGCTTTGTGTGAAACCTGTCACAAGGACCATCACGACGCCCGGGACCTGCTCGAGCGCATTCTGGCAGAGGCGGAGGAGTCAAGTGGAGGCTCCCTTTTGACCGCCATCGGCCTGCTTGCCGGCTACTTCTCAGGAGCGGTAAGTATCGGCCCGGAGCTGGAGCAAGAGGCAATAGCACTGGACGGCCACTCCCACGATTTAGGTCTCATGGCCGGACTGGCATCGGGAGCGAGTTGGGAAAAGATGGCCCAGGCGGCCGACATCCTACGCCCTCGCACGCTGAGCCCCGCCGAATCCCAGGCAATTAGCCGTTGGAAGGGCGAATAAGCGATGGCCCGTGCGCGCAACATCAAGCCGGGGTTCTTCAAGAACGAAGAGCTAGTGGAGCTGTCGTTTGCCGTTCGACTGCTTTTTGTCGGGCTCTGGACGATTGCAGACCGTGCCGGCAGGCTGGAAGACAAGCCCAAAAAAGTCAAGATGGAACTGTTCCCGGCCGACAACCTCGATATCAATGCCATGCTTGACGAACTTGACACGGCCGGCTTTATCAAGCGCTACGCCGTGGGAGAAGCCCGGTATATCCAGATACTTGCATTCAGCAAGCACCAGAACCCACACAAGGACGAAAAGGTTAGCACCATACCTGCACCATGCGAACCCGGTGCAAGCACAGTGCAGCCACCAAAAGCAGATGGTGGCAATCCTGCTGATTCCCTCTTACTGAATCCTGATCCCCTTAACCTGAATCCTGATTGCCCCGCCTCCGGCGAACCGGCTGCGCCGCCACCTCTTGAAAAACAAACGAAACCGAAATCAAAGAAAACACAGATTCCCGATGACTTCGGGATTTCGGATCGGGTAAGGGCTTGGGCTGTGGCGGAAGGGTTCACTCGGTTGGTTGAGCATTTGGAGGCGTTCAAGCGCAAGGTTGCCGCAAATGGCTACACCTACGTCAAGTGGGATGACGCCTTCATGGAGGCCATCAGGACGGACTGGGCGAAGCTGCGCGGCAGGACTGCGGACGGCTCTGCATCACCCGCCAACCATGAAAGCGCCGACGACATAGACACGCGGATTGGCGTGGAAAAACAGGCGTTCGAGAGGGGGATAGGCCCATGGAACCCCATTGAGGAGCAATTCCCAGCCTATCGCGAGCGCGTCCTAAGGTCGCCGCGCCTACCGCCTGCCATGACGCTTGACCAACTGATATCCAAGGCGCCAAAAGGAGCCACGGCATGAGCTACGCAGACGCCCAAAACATCCTTGACCTTCGCAGAGCAGGCGCCGACATGCCACAAGCCGTGGTGGACAAAGCCCTTGAACTGACTGGCGACAAAGAGCCGGTATTCACGGTTGCCGACGCGATGCTTGAGCTTGTGCTGGAGGGGAAATGATCGCAACACGTTCTCCAAAGCACAGGATTTGCAAGGTCTGCAAGTCTGAATTCCTTAAGAACCGCATGGGGCAAAAGGTATGCGGCCCAATGTGCGCCCTGACTTTCGCCAGGTCAGTGCGTGCCAAGGATGAAAAGCGGGAGGCTATCAAGGAGCGGCGGGAAGTCAAGGCGAAGCTCGAAAAGCTCAAGAGCAAATCCCAGTGGGCGAGAGAAGCTCAGGCCGCGGTGAATACGTTCATCAGGCTACGCGACGCCGATCAGCCGTGTATTTCCTGCGGCCGATTTCATGAGGGCTCATACGACGCCGGACACTACCTCTCACGGGGAGCCCGGCCAGAGCTTCGATTTGACGAACTGAACATTCACAAGCAGTGCGTCCCGTGCAATCAGCACCTGTCCGGCAACGTGGTTTTGTACCGCATCGCCTTGCTGGAAAAGATCGGGCCGGAGGGCGTTGCGTACCTTGAGGGGCCGCATGAGCCAAAGAAGTACACGATTGATGACCTCAAGGCCATCAAGACCACGTACACGGCCAAGGCGAAAGAGTTGAAAGCGAGGACGGAATGAAGATCAAACGCGTTCCCATGATCGGGCTACAAATTCGCAGTGTTCACCAATACAGTTTTCGCTCCGGTAACTGGGCAACGGTTGTTGGAATAGTGAACGTCGAGCCTGACGGGTGTTCTGGTCGGCTGTGCTGGCACGTAGGTTTCGATGATGGCGAATATGACCATTGGCCGATGCATGAGCCCTACGAATTCAGGGAGGCAGAGTGAAACCCCGCCTCTGGTTCTACAAAGGCTTATGGCACTGCCCAAGCATGAGCTTGGAGTGCTTGAGGATGGGTATTGGATATACCAAGGAAGATGCTTTCCGGGATTGGGAGGCGTTGTGACCAAGCAAACCTTCATCCTCGCCCACGACGTAGCCCGCCAGCGCGCAGAGAGTGCCGTACATGTGGCCCCAGCCGGTCACATGGTCACGATCAGCGAACCCACCCGCAACTCCGACCAAAACGCCAAGTTTCACGCAATCTGCTCAGACCTGGCGAAGTCACAGACCCCATGGGCTGGGAAACCACGGACCGCCGACCAATGGAAAGTGCTGCTTGTGTCCGCCCACTCAAAGGCCACGGCCGAGGAGTTTGAGATTGTCCCGGGCCTTGAGGGTGAGTTTGTGAACATCCGTGAATCCACGGCCCTTATGAGCGTTCGCCGGAGCGCCAGCTTGATTACCTATGCGTTGGCGTTCTGTGACATGAATGGGGTTGTTTTGAGTGAACCGAGACAACCAGAACACGTTTAAGCCAAGCGGCCCTGGCATGTGGGCGCACCAACGGAGAAAACAGTGTCACATCACAGTAGCAACCAAAACCCGGCCATGTCTGCGGCCATGAAACAAATCTTCGGCGAGTATCCGAATGGTCGCCTTAACGCCGATGACGCTGGGGCCGTGGCCGTATCCATCTCTAACGAGGGTGGCGTGGTGAGGATGGAGTTTCCCAAGCCGGTGGCATGGATCGGCTTTACCGGTGAGCAGGCTATGGAAATCGCCCAAACGCTCATCAAGCATGCCCGCAAGGCTGGTGTAAAGAGCCCGCTGGTGCTGAGGATCGGCGAATGAAGCCCATCCTGTGCCTCGACTTCGACGGCGTCATCCACAGCTACACCAGCCGCTGGCAGGGCGCGGCGGTGGTTCCTGATCCGCCAGTGCCGGGCGCGCTGGAATTCATCGTCAAGGCCCTGGAAACCTACGAGGTGGCGATTTTCTCCAGCCGGTCACACCAATGGGGCGGGAAGCGGGCAATGAAGCACTGGCTTCGCAGCGAGTACGAGGCACTAGGGCAACTGGAAGTGTGCGTGCAGCCTTGGTGGGGCGACTGCGTAAACGTGCTGGGCGCCTCCACGATGGAGCCTTGGTACGTGTCAAACCGCGATGCTGCTGCGGCCATCGTCAAGCAAATCAAGTGGCCCTGGTTCAAGCCTCCGGCAAAAGTGACCATCGATGACCGGGCCATCACCTTCACAGGAGTTTGGCCCGAACTCGCCGTGCTCGACAAATTCAAACCCTGGAACAAATAACCCGATGCCGAGCAGCCCCGGCTTAGGGTGCGAAAACCTAACTCGGAGAGTGAAGATGGAAGCGAGCATGCAAAAACGACAGTCAATAGCGGCTGAAATGGCCCGAAACGATTACGGCACGATGGCCGAGCCCGTCCCGCAATCCGAGGTAGAGCGCGAGTGGGCCAAATTGCTGGACACGGCTGACGCGCTCGACAGCACGGTGGGCCAGATCATCGGGCGCATTGAGAAGGTGACGCGCCCCGAGCCCATATCCGGCGGCGAGGCCAAGGGGGAGCTGAATCCGGTCTGCGGGACCATCCTGGGCCGCAACCTGAACGAGTTGAACAGCCGCCTGCGCCATTCGATGACGTCTCTGCAATCCACCATCCAGCGAATCGAGCTGTAACCCCCATGACCACCCTAGGGCCAGATCCTAGGGCGTCAGATCAATTAGGAGGAAGTGAGATGACAACCGTGACCTTATGGATTTTACTGATCGTTCCTTATGCAAACCGACCTGGAGTTGTGGTTGACCGGTTCGCAACAGAAGCGGATTGCATCGCAGTGCAGCAACATGTAACCGGGCCTTATATCCCCGCTCAATGCTTGAGAGCTACGGTCGTAAGGTAGTAATTTTGGCGGCCAGGAATAACTAAAAAGGACGGGAAATGTTAATGGCAACAAGAGCGGTTGATTTTCACGCTGTAGAGGAACACCAGCGGGGCATAGACAAACGCCTGCACAACTGGGCTCTGTCCTGCAACAGTGGCGGCCCCCCAGCCGTTTCGCCCATGTTCCGCCTATACCGTCCAGACAACTGGGAGCGAGGGACCACCAGAATCCCCGTGGACCATTCAGACGCGGTGAAGGTCGCAAAAGGGGTGGCGGCCCTACCGATGAAGCACCGTCAGGCCATCAACTGGGCATACCTCAAGCCCGTCAATCCGCGGCGCGCCTGCCAAGAGATAGGCGTGAGCATGGATGACCTGGCGTTGCTTTTGCGCGACGGCCGCCAAATGTTAATTAACAGAAAAGTTTGACAAATCCAAAAACCGCAATAGAATTTGCTAACGACTGAGCAAAAGCATTAGAGTCGCCCGTCCATGTTGGAGGCGGCGCTGCCGGTAAAGCTCAGTTAGAGCCCTCTGAGATGGGGGGCCAAAACGCATGCGGATTGGATGAGCGCATTGGAGCGCAAGTGATTGAGGGGTGGCCCGGAAGCAGGATTCGATCCCTGCTAGATCATGTCCAATAGTCCAGTCCGCAGTCGTTTTGGTGAACTCTTTAATACATCGGTGGCGGCAGTGCTAGGGCCATCGCACCACAAGCAGGGTAAAGCCTGACAAGCCTTCCGGGTGAAACGCCCCCGGAGCCAAATTCCAAGCCTCGATGCAGCAATGTGTCGGGGCTTTTTGCATGCTGGGTCACGTCCTCGCCGTAACTACCGCGCCCCGCTCGCTGAGCATTGGCTGCTACTCGATTGCGGACGTTGACCCCGCCCTATTACAGGAGCCTTATGAGCCTCGATGCCGAAATCACCCAGCTGGTCAAGCCCGGAACAGTGACCATCACGCATGACGGGATTACTGTCGAGGGATTCAAGGCTGATAACGGCTCATGTCGAGATGTGGTTGTGCTGGCCTGCATGTGGGCGATTGGCGAACTTCAGCGCGAGTGCTTGAAGACCATCGAACGACCAGGTGGCGGCAAGATCGGCATCGACTAGAACTTTTTTCTCCATGGTTGTGCACACGTTGCACTTCGCCCGCCCTAAACCAGCGGGCTTTTTAATTTGAGGTAACAAATGGCTGACAACAGGCTCCAACAGCTCGCCGCTTTGCTGATGCCAGCCAAAGCACCCCTTGGCTCTGGCATGGCGCAACAGGCCGCACAGAGCATGCAAAGCAGGCCCTATCAACTGCACGTAGCAGAAGCACAGGCAAACGGCATGCCTCCATTGACCCCCGAGCAATTCGCAGCGCAGCAGAGGCCGGCGCAGTAAGTTAGTAAACAATCACAAAGCGAGGCTGTTATGGGCAACCCCAAACAATCCGCTGAGAACAGCAAAAAACCACGCGGTAAGCCGTTCCAGCCGGGAAAGACTGGAAACGCAGGAGGCAGGCCAAAGTTGCCAGAGGACGTGAAGCACGTTCGAGAGCTCGCAAGACAGTACACGACGCAGGCTGTCGAAACTCTGGTTTCGGTGCTGGCATCAAGCAGTGATTCGGCCAGGGTATCGGCGGCAAACGTGCTGCTTGACCGCGGTTGGGGCAAGGCTGAGCAGACCATAGTGGGCGACCCCGAGAGGCCGTTGGAGGTCATCTCAACCATTCGACCACAACTGACCAAAGAAGAATGGATGAAAGCACATGGCGTGGGAGCCACAGCCCGGCCCGCAGTCTAGCGCGCTCCTGGCTGATTGGTGCGATGAACTGTTTTATGGCGGTGAGCGCGGAGGCGGTAAGTCTGATTACCAATTGGGGTATCAGGAGGATGGCGCTTTAAGGTATGACGGCAAGTCTCGCGGGATCATGTTCCGCAAGACATACACCGAACTGGAAGAGTTGCAATCGCGGGCTGCTGAGGTTTTCCCCGAGTCTGGCGCTGTGTACAAGGTGCAGCCCAGCTCTGGCTACCCATTCAGCAACTGCTGGTACTGGCCCAACGGGGCGACGGTCAAGATGCGCTATATCGAGCATGAGCGCGATTACGGCAGGTATCACGGCCACCAGTACACGCATATCAGCTTTGATGAGGTGACCGAGTACCCGACGCCGGCTGGTTTGCTAAAGATGCTTTCGACGCTGCGCAGCCCGCACGGCGTGCCCTGCACCATGAGAGCAACGGGCAACCCTGGCGGCATTGGGCATGGCTGGGTAAAGGACAGGTACATCACTGGAAGGGCGCCTTTTACGCCGTTCCAAGACCCTGATACCGGCTTTACGCGCATGTTTGTGCCGTCCAAGACCAGTGACAACCAAATATTGCTCCAGGCAGACCCGGAGTACAGAAACCGCATCAAGGCCGCGACAGGAGGTAATGACGCATTGCGCAAGGCATGGCTGGAAGGCGACTGGAACATTGTGGCCGGCGCCTTCTTTGACTGCTGGCGCCAGTCGCGACACGTTGTCAGGCCTTTTGAAATACCAGAGCACTGGCTCAGGTTCAGGTCTGGTGACTGGGGTAGTGCCAGGCCATTCAGTTTTGGCTGGTGGGCCGTTGTGTCGGACGACATGAAGACCGAGGAGGGGCTGATTCTCCCCCGCGGCTGCATGGTGCGCTACCGCGAGTGGTACGGCATCAAGAAGGATGACCACGGGCAGCTTCAATACAACGTCGGACTAAAGATGACGGCCGAGGCGGTCGGGTCCGGTTTAGCAGAGCGAGAGACGAAAGACGCGCTCATTCAGTATGGCGTGTTAGATCCTGCTGCATTTAGCCGAGATGGCGGCCCTTCCATTGAAGAGCGCATGAGGATAGGCAGCGGTGGAACCATCATCTGGCGCCGCGCAGATAACGCCCGCGTCCCTCAAAAAGGCGCCCTGGGCGGCTGGGATCAGATGCGAAGCCGATTGATAGGCGAGGCCGAGGAGAGGCCGATGGTTGTCTGCTTTAGTACATGCGTTGACTCGATACGCACCATACCAGTATTGCAGCACGACAAAGACCGCCTAGAGGATTTGGATACAGACGGGGAAGACCATGCAGGCGATGACTGGCGATATGCCTGTATGTCTCGCCCGTGGGTTAAGCCAAACCCGGCAAGCGAAATTATCCGCTTCCCGCAACACAGAACAGTCCAAGAAATCATCGAGCGCCAGACCAGGCGCAGACAGGAAGGCGAATAATGCAGAACAATCTGGCCCAGTACGGCAGCGCGATTGATATCACCAAGAGCGACACTACCCGGGTAAATTGCAGGGCGATCTACGTGGGCGGCGCTGGCGATGTGGCACTGAAAACCACCGCAGACGCTACCGTCGTGACGTTCAAGGCTCCTCCTGTTGGCACGATCCTGCCCATCGTCATTGATGGCGGGTCGGTCATGGCTGCGACCACTGCCACGTTGCTGATTGCACTGGCCTAAATGAGCGATTCCCCGAACGCCAACAGCATGGAAAAGCCCAGTGACGTGGGCAAGACGCCTGCGGGCAAGGCGCGGCGCTGGAAGCTGGAAATCAAGCTCGCGGATAAACGTGAGTCCGCATGGCGCAAGAAGTCAGCCGACATTTACAAGCTGTACACGCCTGACAGCCCTGCGGCGAACAGTTTCAATATCCTGTGGACCAACACCGAAACACTGCGCCAGTCGGTCTACAACTCGCTGCCTGAGCCAGATTGCCGCCGTCGCTATCAGGATGAAGACCCTCTAGGCAAGGCCGTTGCCGAAGTCATGACTCGTTCCCTGGAATTCTGCCAGGACGTGTATGACTTCGATAGCGTGCTTAAGGCTGATGTGCTGTCCCTGCTGCTTCCTGGCCGGGCCGTGTCGCGTGTGCGGTATATCCCGGATATTCGCCAGGTCCCAGCCAAAAACAAGGAAGACGGCTCGCTAGAGTCAGACGCCTACGAGGAAATTGAATGGGAGCAGGTCATCACGGAGAGCGTCCAATATGACGACTTCCGCATCCTTTGTGCCGCTAAGAAGTGGGAAGAGGTCACGGCAATAGGCTTTCGGCACCGCTTCACCCGTGAAGACTGCATTGAGAAGTTTGGCGAAGATGTTGGCAACAAGATCACGCTCGATTCGGCCGATGATGAGGATGTGAAGACCTCCAAGGTTGAGGATCTATTCAAAACGGCAGCCATCTGGGAGATTTGGGACAAGGACGAAAAAGAGGTTATCTGGATCTGCGAGACCTATCCAGTGCCGTGCAAGGAACAGGATGACCCGCTGGAGCTGTCTGGCTTCTTTCCAATTCCCAAGCCTCTGTATGCGATTGAGAACAACAACACGCTTATTCCCGCAGCACTGTATACGCAGTACGAGCAGCAGGCCAAGGAACTGAACAAGATCAGCGGACGCATCAACAAGCTGGTAGACGCCTTGAAGGTCAGAGGCATCTACGATTCGACGCTGGGCGAGTTATCGCAACTCATGAAGGCCGCTGACAATGAGCTGATTGCCGGCTCGAACGTGTCAGCTTTGCTGGACCGTGGCGGGTTGGACAAAGCCATCTGGATGATGCCCATTGAGATGGCGGCCAAGGTCATCGGCGAGCTGTATATCCAGCGCGACGCTTGCAAGCAGATCATCTATGAAATTACCGGCATTGCGGACATTATGCGCAGTGCCAGCGACCCGAAGGAGACCTTCGGCGCCCAGAAGATCAAAACCCAGTGGGGCACGCAGCGCCTACAGCGTATGCAGCGCGAGGTACAGCGGTACATACGTGACCTGATCCGCCTGAAAGCTGAAATCATCGCTGAGAAGTTCCAGATGGAAACCCTGGAGCAGATGACGCTGGTTCAATTGCCTCATCAGGCCGAGCTAGACGCCGAGAAAATGCGTCTTGAGCAGATGGGCCAGCAGTACCAGATGGCCGCACAGCAGGCACAACAGGCGGGCCAGCAACCGCCGCCACCGCCTCCCGAGTTGGAAAAGCTCAAGCAGCCAATGCCCATATCGTGGGAAAAGGTTATGGAGGCCATGCGGTCGGATGCCACGCGCACCTATCGCATTGATATTGAGACCGATAGCACGCTGTCTGCCACGCAGGATGAGGACATGGATGGTCTGCAGAAGGTTCTTACTGGCCTGTCCGCCATCATGACGGCCTACGGGCCAGCGGTGGAAAAGGGCGCAATGGATATCGGCATGCTCAAGGAGTTGATGCTGGTGGTTTGCCGCCGCGCCAAGATGGGTACTGCGGTTGAGGACATCATCAACAAGATGAAACAGCCCACGCCGCCGAAAGATCCGGAGGCAGGCAAGGCCCAGGCGACCATGCAAATCGAGCAGGCGAAGGGTGAAATCACGCTCAAGGTTGAGCAGATGAAAGCGCAACTCGCCGATCAACAGCACCAGCGCGAGCTACAAGCCAATGCCGCGGCAGAGCAGGCCAGCGCGCAGCTTCAAGCCCAGTTGCAGGCCCATGAGCAGCAGGTCCAGGCCCAGCAGAACGAGCATCAGAACGCGCTTGAGGCCGCTAGAGCCGAGCAGCAGGCCCAAATGGATGCGGCGCTTGAGCAGCAGCGTATCGCTTCCGATGAGCGCCTGGCAATCCTGGAAGACGGATTCAACCGCTGGAAAGAGGAATTGCAGGCGGCCGTCAAGATCGAGGTTGCCAACATCAGCAGCAAAGCCAAATTGCAGGACGCGGCGACAGAAACTTCGACTGGCGAAGTCGCGCGGGAGGTCAAATAATGCCCGTCTATGAAGCTGTCTGCCTGAAATGCGGCAAGTACCACGAGTACATCCGCCCCGTGTCCGAATACCTGGACACGCCGGAGTGCTGCGGCGCTAAGACAGATAAGCGTCTGCTATCTGCCCCGATGATGCGCGCCGACATTCAGCCGTGGGATGCCTACCAATCTCCAGCCACTGGAAAGCTGATTACATCCTACGCCCAGCGCCGTGAGGATATGAAGGCCTCCGGGTGCAGGGACTGGGAGGGCCGGGAGAGCGAGCAGAAGAACGCCGATCGGCAAAAGCAATACGCGGAGCAGGAGAACGATGCAAAGCTGGACACGACTGTCCGCACGGCATGGGCTCAACTCTCATCCGAAAAGAAAGCCGCCGCTCTGGCGGGTGTTTAGGAGCAATCATGGCATTTACCGAAGCCGCACTTGTCGCGCAACTCGACAGCGCCAGCACTGGCCGCACGATCACGCTGCAAACTTTCAACCCGTTTCTGTCCACCATCACCGACATTTACGCTATTGGCGTTACCGCGCCCTACGCCGGGCGTTCGCGCTGGGTACAGGTTGCGCAGACCAACACAGCGGCGCAAGCCGCGGCAGTCATTCAAGCCGCGTTAACCGCTTAACAGCGAAACGCACCACCGCAAGCACCTTTCGAGGTGCTTTTTTTATGTCTGGAGACTTTTGATGCCACTCGAAAACGACGGGGCAACCCCCGATGTTGACCAAGTAATTGACACCGCAGCCACCGAGGTAATCACCCCAGAGGCGTCGGCATCGATTGATGACACGATCCGAAACACGCTGAGCGAGATACGCGCCCGCGGTGAAAGTGGCGAGATCGGCAAACCAGAAGTTCCAGAGGACGCAGAGGAAAAGGCCCAGCGCATCCGCGATGGTCAAGGAAAGTTCGCCAAAGGTGCGCCGCCTGTGGTCGGGGTTGACCCCAACGCTCAACCCGCCGCGGCCGTTGCGGCAAATCCCGCCGATGTCGCGCCCAACACCTGGAAAAAGGAAGTAGCCGCCACCTGGGCAACGCTTCCACCTGAGGTGCGCGCCGAAGTCTCGCGCCGCGAGGCCGACTTCCACAAGGGCATCGAGGGCTACAAGCAGGCGGCCGGTTTCGGCCAGGCGATGGAGCGGGTGATTTCCCCACATGCGCAGACGCTGCAGTCGCTTGGCATTTCAGCAGACAAGGCCATTGAGCAATTGATGGCAGGCGACCATAAGCTTCGCTATGGCTCGCCGCAAGAGAAGCACGAATATTTTGCGCAACTGGCTCGCAACTACGGCATCGACATGGCCGCAGTGCAGCAGGTTGAGCACAGAGAAATCGACCCGGTGGTTGCACAGCTCCAACAGCAAGTGCAAAAGCTCTCCGGCTACATCGAAAACCAAACCCAACAGGGTCAGCAGCAGGAGATGGCTTCGCTCAACAGCGAAATAGCCAACTTTCAAGCTGACCCGAAACATAGTCATTTTGAGAGTGTCAAGGGGCACATGGCCGCGCTTCTACAAGCCGGCCAAGCCAACAGCCTCGCAGATGCCTATGAGCAAGCCATCTATGCCAACCCGACAACCCGCGCTCTAGTTCTTGCTCAACAGCAAGCAGACCTGCGGGCCGATGCGGCAAAGAAGGCGCAAACCGCAAAAACGGCCGCTAGCGTCAACACGCGACCCCGCTCGTCAATGCCGGTTTCCGAGCCCATAGGAACTATGGACGACACCATCCGGGCGACGCTGCGTAGATTGCAGAACGCCTGACAACTTAAAGGAGCCATAACATGGCATCACCCGGTCAAGGCTATGCCGCCGGCGCCTTCAACGTGTTTTCGGAGCTGGTTACGACCACGTTCCGCAATCACTCGAAGGAGGTCGCGGACAACATCAGCAAACACAACGCGCTCTACCGCAAACTGACAGGCGAAGGAAAAGTTCGCCTCGAAGACGGCGGCTTGAGCATTGTTCAACCGCTGGAATACGCCAGCAACAGCACCTATCAGCGCTACTCCGGCTATGACGTGCTGAACATCGCAGCAGTTGACGTCCTGTCCGCTGCTGAGTATCCGTGGCGTCAAGTCGCGGTCAACCTGGCTGTTTCTGGCCTGGAAATGCGGACCAACAGCGGCGAGAACCGCATTATCAATTTCGTGAAAGCGAAAGTGAAGAATGCCCAGCACTCGTTTGCCAACGGTCTGTCCACCGACGTTTACAGCGACGGCACCGCAGCGAACCAGATCAACGGCCTCCAAGCCCTGATCGCGGACGCCGGCACCGGCACTGTGGGCGGCATCAACAGCTCGACCTACGGTTTCTGGCAAAACACCGTGCAGTCGGCTGCGGCGCCTCTCCAGGGTGGTTCGGCTATCACTCCGTCAGCAACGACGATTGAAAGCCTGATGCTGCCGCTGTGGATCCGCCTCACCCGCGGCATGGACATGCCCAACCTGATCGTCATGTCGGACGACTACTTCACTTACTACGAGCAATCGCAGACGAGCCTGAAGCGGTACGCACCGGAAGACAACGGCAAGGGCGGCATGCTGAGCATGAAGTACAAAACCGCAGACGTGTTCTTCGACTCGTCCGGCGGCATCCCTTCGGCTCACGCCTACTTCCTCAACACCAACTACATGGATATGGTCGTCCACAAAGACGCCAACATCACCATGCTGGATGACGTTGAGTCCATCAACCAGGATGCGCTGGTGAAAACCATCATCTGGCAGGGCAATCTGGCTGTGAGCAACCGCTCGCTCCAGGGCGTCATGAAAGCATAAGGAGCGAACAACATGTTTGCATCAATCAGCCCTTTTGCCGGCACGCAACCATTCAACGACTGGTTTGTGCCCGACACCTCGGCGCGTCATGCGCTGGGTACTGTGGTGGACGCCGTTGACCCCTTCTGGGGGCAAGGCACGTTCATGTATGTCAAGTCCGCTGACGCGATCCTCAAGGGGTCCGTGGTCATGTGGGACGAGGCATTCAGCTCCACGCTGCTCCCGTCCGCCGTTACTCAGGGCTTCCCTTGGGGCGTGGCAATGGCTCCCATGGCATCCGGCGCCTACGGCTGGGTTCAGCTTGCTGGCCGCGCCGTCTACAAGACGAACGCGACCGTCGCTGCTGATGGCGTGATGGCAATCGCCGCCGCTGGCATTCTGGGCGCCACGGCAACCGGGAAACAGGTTATCGGTATCCGCAATCGCATCGCTGCGACCGGCACCAAGACCTTCACCGCTCAGACCTTCAACGGTTCGAACAAGCTGTTTTGCCCTCAAGGCTATGACGGTGCGTTCCTGGGCATGGCCCTAACCGGAACGGGTGTCGGCGCTTCGGCTGTTGTGGCTGCGCTGGACCCTGACGGCAAGACCATCTATGCCGGTACTGCAATCGGCACGGCCACGGGTGCGAACTCGACGGCCACCGCGCAAATCACCCTGACCGGCACCTACACGGGTTACGGCTCCGGGCTGATCAACTACCCGACCTGCATGCAGATCGTGGCTTAACCAAGCGGCCCTTCGGGGCCGTTTTCCATTGTGTTCATACGAATGCAATGCAAAGCGCTACCGCTTTAACCCAAAGGAGTTTTCTGATGGCCTACGCCGACCCCATGTCCCGCGTCCCCTTTTTCATGTTCCAAGACCGTGAACACGGTGAGGATGTTGAAGCATCCAAAGAAAAGGGCTATCAAGTCCCGAAGTTGGTTACGTTCATCCTGATAACGCCCCACGGCCACAAAGGTGATCCGATGGAGTTCTTCGCCGATGAGTTCATCGAGCGCAAGGCAGGCGATGCACGCAAGGGCACGTATGACCCGGCATGGGTCGCCGAATTCAAGGCCGGCCTGGCTGCGCACCGCGATGGCAAGGAGCTGCCGCGCAACGGAACGCCGCTGGTGACCTGGGAGCGCATTTTGAAGACGCGTCGCGAGCAGTTGGCCCGGCGCTACCCGACCGTGGAAGACCTGGCCGCAGTGCCCGATTCCTCGCTTGGCGATATCGGCATGGATGGCCGGGTGCTGCGCGACATGGCGCGGGGTGATATCAAGGCCAAGACGGATCTGTCCCCGGTGGTCAAGGAGCTGGCTGATGCAAAGGAAGACAACCGCCGCCTGACTGAGCAAGTGGAATCACTGCTCGCCTGGAAGGCTTCGGTAGAAGCCGAAGAGGGCAAGCCTGCCCGTGGCCGTCCTCGCAAAGAAACCGCAGAAGCATAACCAAGGTCCGATATGGCGCTGTCCTGTCTCCAAATCATTCAGACCGCATGCCGCCGTATCGGGATACTTGCGCCTAACGCCGCTGTAGGCTCGACCGACCCGCAAATCATCCAACTCTTGTCGATCAGCGAGGAGGAGGGTCAGGAGCTAGAGGAGCGCTACAACTGGCAGGGTCTGCAAACCGAGGCAACATTTACGACCGTGGCTGCGGAATTGCAAGGAACGCTCGCCACCATCGCCCCAGGCTTTGAAAGCATCGTGAATGACACGATATGGAACCGCTCCCTGCGCCGGCCAGTCTACGGTCCGAGCACTCAGCAGGTGTGGCAGCAGGACAAGGCATTGCAGCTCAATGGCCCCTTCAATAGCTTTCGGATAAAGAATGACCAGATCCTGTTTTACCCAGCCCCTGCCGCTGGTGAGACGTGCGCCTTTGAGTACAACTCCAAAAACTGGATCAGCACTTCGATAGGCGGCACGTCGGAGCTTTGGACGAATGATTCAGATACACCGCTGATCGATGATCGTATCGTGATCTTGGGCGCGATCTGGCGCTGGAAACAGGCAAAAGGCCTGGACTATGCGGAGGACTTTGCCAAGTACGAGCGGCGCGTCATGGACAAGATGGCGAAGGACGCTGGCAAGCCGACCCTGAGCATGGACGGGGCTCAGTGGGAAATCCAGCCCGCGATCCTCGTCCCGCGCGGAAGCTGGTAAATGCGCAAGCCCCAGAAAAACCTGTCTCGCCAACAGGTTTCGGTAACGCTTTCCGTCTCGTCTCCAACAGGGGGTTGGAATGCCCGTGACCCGCTGGCGATGATGAAAGAGACGGACGCTATATCGCTGGACAATTTCTTTTGCACCCCTTTCGATGTGAAGGTGCGAGACGGCTATAGCCAATATGCGACGGGGATTACTGGGACGGTCAACACGCTGGCCTCCTACTCTCCTCCCGCAGGAAGCCCTAAGCTGTTCGCCGCGGCGGGCGCGAATATATACGACGTGACCGCAGGAGGCGCCGTAGGCGCTGCTGTCGTGACCGGGGCAACGTCGGATAAGTGGCAGCACACGAATTTCGGCACCGCTGGCGGTAATTTTCTTTACATGGTGAATGGCGCTGACAAGCCGCGGCTTTACGACGGATCGAGTTGGGTTGCTGTTGATGGGGTGAGCACCCCGGCAATTACCGGCGTGACCACCACGACCCTGATCCATGTGGCCGCGTTCAAGGCCAGGCTCTGGTTTATCCAGAAGGACACGCTGAAAGTCTGGTATCTACCCACGCTGTCTATTGGCGGGGCGGCGTCTGCATTCGACCTATCCAGCCTTTTCAATAGAGGCGGCTATTTGATGGCGATGGGCAACTGGTCGCTGGATGCTGGTTACGGCATGGATGACTACGCCGTGTTTGTCACCTCCGAAGGTCAGGTAGCCGTGTACAAGGGAACCGATCCGGCCGCCGCTGCGACCTGGGCATTGATCGGGGTTTATGACGTTGGCTCGCCCATCGGCCGCCGCTGCCTGATGAAGTACGCAGGCGATTTGACGCTGATCTGCAAGGACGGGCTGGCCCCCTTGTCGAAGTCGCTCATGTCGTCTCGGGTGAATTCGCAGGTGATGTTGACCGACAAGATACAGGACGCTACATCGGGCTACATCACTCAGTACGGCACAAATTTTGGCTGGGAGGCGGCCTTGTTTCCGCAAGAGGACATGTTGCTGGTGAATGTTCCCATCAGCACGACGACCTCCTATCAACTCGTGATGAACACAATCAGCGGCTCATGGTCACAGTTCAGCGGCTGGAATGCCGCGTGTTTCGAGCTTCATAACGATCTGCTGTATTTCGGCTCCAACGGCGTTGTGTGCAAGGCCTGGGATACCACGGCCGACAACGGCGAAAACATCAATTTCGAGGCACAGCAGAGCTTTAATTACTTCGGCAAGGGCGGTCAGCTCAAGCAAGTCAAGATGCTCAGGCCCATCATTTCGACGGATGGATCGCCCGCAGTGCTGCTTGGGGTTAATACAGACTTCGACACCTCGGACCCCACAGGCATTCCGACCTTCACGGCCAATACGAGTGCTATATGGGATTTGGCGACTTGGGACGGTGGATTCACATGGGGTGGGGATTTGCAGGTCCGCAGGGACTGGCAGACGGCTTTCGGACTGGGCTATTGCATATCGGCCCATATGAAGGGAACCATGAAGAATTGCCGCATGCGCTGGGCCTCTACTGATTACCTGCTGCAAGGTGGCGGGGTGGTTTGATGGTCTCCATTGAGCAGAAGCAAGAGTACTTCGATTTCATCAATGAAATCCTGGGCGTCCGCTTTGAGCCTGGGGCGGCGGTTTGCATCGCGAGCCTCGATACGAATGGTGACATCCTGGGTGTAGCGGTGTTCACTCGCTTCATGACGCACAACTGCGAACTGAGCGCCGCCAGTGTTTCGCCCAGGTTTCTGACTCGTCAGTTTCTCGATGTGCTGTTTCACTACGCCTTCATTACCGCGGGAAAGCGCCGGATAACGGCCGTGATTGAGGACGGAAATATCAACGCTTTGAAAATGGACAAACGTCTTGGTTTCATTGAGGAGGGGCGTCTTAAGGGCTGGTACGGCGAAAAAGACGGACTAATTTTGCGAATGCTGCGCGAAGAGTGCAGATGGCTAAGGGCTGACCAATGAAAAACCTGATCGAAGACATTTACTGGGCGCCTCGCAAGAAGCTGGGCGGGGGGTGGCTTTGCTTTAAAGACTCGCCATCGGCCCCGCCACCACCAGATTATGCTGGTGCGGCTAACGCCACCGCTGCGGGCAATCTAGACGCCGCCCGCGCCGCCTCTGCTGCAAATCGCGTCAACCAGGTCACGCCCTATGGCAACCTGACATACACCCGAGACCCCAACGCAGCCACGCCAGATGATGGATGGACCGTCACGCAGACGCTCGCGCCAACGCAAAAAGCCCTGCTCGATCAGCAGAACAAAACCAGCCTGGGCCTGTCGAACCTGGCTGATCGTGGTCTGGGATATGTTGACAAGGCGCTGTCCAACAACATCACCATGGACGACCTGCCGGCCAGCATGGTCAATCCAGGGCAGACGGGCCAAGACGCCCTGATGGCGCGCTTTCAGCCGCAGATCGACCAAAGCCATAAAGCGCTTGAGTCGCAACTGGCGAACCAGGGCATTGTTCAGGGGTCCGAAGCATACGACAACGCTATGCGCACCCAGAGCCAGGGTGAAAATGACCTGCGCATGCAGGCCGCGCTGAATGGAATCAACGTCGGGCAGAACGCCCAGAATCAGCAGATGTCGCTCAGGACGGCGTTGCAAAACCAACCGGTCAACATGCTCAACGCTGTTCGGACCGGCTCCCAAGTTACGAACCCAACGTTTACCAACGTCCCGCAGCAGGCCACTACGTCAGGCCCGGACATGTTGAGCGCCACGGGTCAGCAGAACCAATACAACATGGGGCTCTACAACGCAGGGACCGCAAGCGCCAACAGCGGGAATTCCGCAATGATGACCGGCGCCGCCACCGTAGCCGCGGCGATGTTCTGATGTACTCCGAAAAAGTCATTCAGGCGATCATTGATGTTCGGTCGGCATCTGTGCCGGTGGACATGCAGAATTTTCATGTGGTCGTGGCGAATCTGGTGTTTATGCACCAAGTCATCGCCGCAAGTGAATCGCTGATGATCGAAGCGCAGAAGGTCGCCGATGGGCCGCTTTTAGACTACCTGACGGCACATCTTGCAGAGGAGCAGGGGCATGAAGCGTGGCTCGCACAGGACTTGTCCGACTACGGAATAGACGTGTCTGTGGTGCCCAAGTTTCGCAAGGCCGTAGCGATGGCCGGCTCTCAGTACTACCTAATCAAGCACAGCAGCCCCTATGCGCTGCTTGGCTACATGGCAGTATTGGAGGGATTCCCCGTCTCGCTGGCGTCCGTTGAGGCCCTGGAGGCCGCGCACGGAAAAGAGCTGTTCCGCACCCTGCGCTATCACGCAGAACACGACCTTGAACACCGGAAAGAACTGTTCTCCTTTATCAATGCCCATCCGAAACCGGAGGTATTGAGCAGCGCGATTGAAACCGCCCGCTACATGAATGAATTGTCCGAAGACCTGCAAAGCGGCGTCTTGTGGGATTTGATTAAGGACTCTCAATAATGGCTACCGGAAACCCGTTTACCTCGGCGCAGGCTCCCGCGGCTATGAGCTTGCTCGCGCCCGAGATCACCCAAGAGCAAAACCAGCTCCTGCGCCGCCAACAAATGGCCGACCTCCTGCGCCAGCATGCCCTCCAGCCAAACGGCGGGACTGAAATGGTCAGCGGCTGGGCCGTCAAGAAAAGTCCGCTCGAAGGGCTGTCCAAGATCGCCCAAGCCCTCGGCTCGCGCCACATGCAAAACGGCGTGGATGAGCGCCAATTGGAACTCGCCAAGGCTTTGCAGGAGCGCATGGGCACAGCCTTCGACTCGATGTCCGGGGGTTCAGCGCCCGCCGCCCCTCAGATGGAGAACCGGCAAGATCCCGAGGCCATGGGACCGCAAGCGGCTGGCCCATCGGCGCCGCTCCCTGGCGTTCAAGCCCCAGTACAAGCACCGCCTGCCCAGGCCACAAACCCACAGATTAACGCCATCCGCAACCAGGCAAAGGCCGCCTATTTGATGGGGAATACCCAGCTTGCAAACCAGCTGATCGCCAACATCAGCACTTTGACAGAAGGCGCGAAAGCAAATAGCGAACTGGGAATTGGGACGCCACAAGCGCGAGAACTGGAACTTGCAAAGCGCTCAAAAGAGGGCACGATGTCGCTCCAGCCTGGACAGACCAATATCATGCCTAATGGCTCGCGCATCGTCGCACCGAACTTCGAGACTGGCGTAGCTGGCGGGTTCAATCCTCAGGGCCAGCCGATTGCAAGCGAAGTACCGGGCTCCGCGCAGATCGCGGCCAACCGTGCCGGGATGGTCAAACAGGCCGAAGCCGCGGTGTCCGATAAGTTCGCCGTTCCTGCCAAAGTGGACGCGGTCGGCGGTCCCGTCGCACTCACACCAGCGCAACAACGTGCGCAAGCGAATGGCGGCGTTGATCCCGCCAACGCGAACCCCATGGCTCCGCGCGCGGGCGACAGCGACCAAGCGGCCATCTACAAGGGCGAGATGAAGTCGGCTCAAGATCGTCTAGCAGCCGCCAAAACCCCCGAGGAACGCACTCGCGCCCAGTCCGATATTGACGGGCTGACCCGCGAAACCAAGCGTTTGGGGATCAAGCTACAAGACGACACTAGCCGCAAGTTCGGAGAGCAGGTCGCCTCTAAATCGGCAGACTCTTTGCTTGAGGGGCGCGACAAAGCAAAGGCTGCCTCTGATTCGCTGGTCGGTATTCAGAAGGCCCGCAGCGCTATTGCTGGAACTGTATTCCAGGGCTCCGGGGCGGAGACCAAGCTCGCGGTTTCCAAGTTCATCAACGCCAATATCCCCGGCGTGAACATCGATCCGGAGAAGGTTTCTAACACCGATTACCTGAAATCGACGCTGGGCGCGAGCTTGCTGGCAGAGGCTAAGACTTTGGGAAGCAATCCATCGAACGCGGATGCGAGCCGCATCAATGACATCGTTGGCTCGATCACCAAAGATCCGGGTGCGATGGCGAAGATTCTGGACTGGCGTCAGGAAATGGCCGAACGCTCAATCAAGAACCACAACGACACCGTGGGCGATGCTGAAACCCGGGGCATGACTTCGCCCTATGACTTGCGAGTCAAGGGGCCAGTGCAGGCGCCAACACCAGATGCGCCGCAGGCCGCCACTCCGTCCGCCTCCCCGAAATCATTCAACGCGCTACCAAGCCCTGCCGAATTCTCGGGCAAACGCATGCGCGCCCCGGATGGCAGTGTTCTTCGTAGTAACGGCAAAGCCTGGGTGAAGGAATAAGCATGGCCGGCTATACCCTGATGGAAGACGAAGCGCCCAAAGGCGGCTACGTCTTACTTGATGACAAACCTAAAGGTGCTGTTGATACCGCACTGGGCGCCCTGGGCGAGTTTGGGAAATGGCATCAAAAGCTCGCAAAAGACACCGTAGGCGGCTTGATGCGCGGCGCCGGCTCTATTGGCGCCACAGTGATGTATCCCATAGACAAGGCCAATGACCTGATTGAAGGAGACCGCAAGGACCTATCCGGCTCATTGACGGGGATTGTTCTTGGTGACAAATACAAGGCACCATTGAGCCGCAACCAAGAGCGCCGCCAGACAATGGATTGGTCGCTTAGGGATATGGGCGCAGACCCCGACTCCATTGCTTTTAAATCCGGGAAGCTGGGTGCTGAAATAGCTGGAACCGCCGGTGCCGGTGGCGCATTAGCAAAAACCATATCCGCCGTCCCTGGGGCCACTGCGGCAATGCCAGCACTGATCGACTCGATAGGTTCTGCCGGCATGTCGGCAAATGGCTTGAAAGGTGCGGCTGGCATGGGTACGCGCATGCTCGGTGGGGCCATTAATGGCGGCCTGAGCGCCGGCATGGTTAACCCGGAAGATGCGCCGACGGGCGCCATGATTGGCGGGGTGGCCCCTCCAGTTGTGCAGGGAGCGGCAGAAATTGGTAAGTTCGTCGGGAAATCGGTAGGCGCCAAGCTGGCAGAACGACTTAAGGATTTCAACCGCAAAGCCCCCATAAATGAAACGGTGAAAGACTCCATCGAGGCTGGATATGTGATCCCGCCGAACATGGTTAACCCTTCGCTTGGCAATCAGATCATTGAGTCT